ATCTCTAGTGAGGCTGACCGCAAGAAATTGCTTGATGCCATGAAAGAGTGTTCCAATTCTATGATTCGCATGGAAGGCGAAAAAGACTTTATTAAGGAAGCAATCAAAGAAATTTGTGATGACTTGAAGTTGCCCAAGAATATTGTGAATCGTCTAGTTAAAGTTTACCACAAACAAAACTATGATGAAGAAGTTGCTGTGCATGAACAATTTGAACAGTTGTATGAAACGATTGTAAAATAATGCCAACAAAAGATGAAATGTATAAGTTTCAGGAAGAGATTGAAAAACTCGTACTAGAAACCGACTACAACTATATGGAAGCAATCATTGAGTATTGTAATATGACTGGTATGGAAATTGAATTAGCATCCAGTCTGGTAAACAAAGACTTGAAATCAAAAGTGGAAATTGATGCACAAGAACTCAATATGTTACCGAAAACACGTAGACTTCCTATTTGATTTGTGATATAATTATAGCATGACTGGTTATGAAGCATTCACCCTCTATCACGTACTAAAATTGCATTTTACCTCGGGCTATGACTTTTTTAAGTACAACGGTAAAACAAATATCACCATAGAGACATTTGAGCGAAGAAAAGACAAGTACCATTTCTACAAGTTATCCCGCAAGTTTAACAACCGTAGAAATGATTACATGGACTTTGTTATCTCAAATTTTTTACACAATGATAATTGTTGGGCAGGCACTTTGCTTGAAGATGGATCCGATGAAGTCAATATAAAGAGACTTGCAATCATTCAAGCATTGAGTTATAACTTTCAAAATGATTGTTCGGTGATTGGTGAGAGTGGTAGTATAAACGATTTATTAAAAACTGATGGTGAGTATCCAGAGTTATTGACGATGACTTTACAAAAAGTTATTCAGGCTGAAACTCTATGCATACTGAATTCAATGATGAATTTTCTTCCTATGTGGCAAAGAAAAATCTCAGATGATATTCGCTGGCCATTACTACATCAAAAGTGGACAAAGTATTCTCCGTTTTTGAGTTTTGATAAAGCAAAGTTTCGTGAAATAGCATTGAAAGAATTGAAATGATTGAAAAGATTTATTTGGATATGGATGGTGTTCTTTGCAACTTTGAACGCCGGTACTTTCAGTTATACAATGAACTCCCAGGTTCAATGCGTGACAGGAAAGATTTTAATTTACATTGGGACCACTTCATTGAGAACAAGCAATTTGAAACATTGGAATGGTATCCTGGTGGAAAACAATTGGTAGATTTTTGCTTCAAAACAAAACTACCGATTGAGTTGTTGACTTCATCTGGTGGACAAAAACACCATAAAGAAGTTGAACGACAAAAAATTGTTTGGTTAGCAAACAATGGTCTTGGCAAACTAAAGGCGAACGTTGTTCCCGGTCGTAAGCACAAGGCTGAGTATGCTACACCAAACACTATTCTTATTGATGATACACAAGATATTATTCAGTCGTTTAATGCGGCAGGTGGTATTGGTATTCTTCACAAAGAAATTGGTAATACTTTAATGATGTTAGAAGACCGCATTGAAAGTGTGCTAAATACATGATACAATGAATCATGTGGATAATTTTATACAACGCATACAATTTATACAAAGGAAAATAATATGTCTTTCGCTAATCTAAAACGCAACCGCGACAGCCTTGATAAACTCACAAAGGCTATTGAGACCACCACACAAACTGCTGAGGCTGGCTCTAAAGATGACACCCGATTCTGGGCTCCAACTGTAGATAAATCTGGTAACGGCATGGCTGTTATTCGTTTTCTACCAGCACCTTCTATTGATGGTGATGATGGACTTCCATGGGTACGCCGTTTTGACCACGGCTTTCAAGGACCAGGCGGTTGGTTCATTGATAACTGTTTGACTACAGTTGGTGATAAGTGTCCCGTTTGTGAACACAACTCTACATTGTGGAATTCTGGTGTTGAAGCAAACAAAGAAATCGTTCGTAAACAAAAGCGCCGCTTGAGTTACGTTGCGAATATCTATGTTATTTCTGATCCAAGCAATCCCGAAAATGAAGGTACTGTTCGCTTATATAAATTCGGAAAGAAAATCTTTGATAAGATTTCCGAAGTGATGAATCCTGAGTTTCCCGATGAAACACCTTTGAACCCATTTGACCTATGGGAAGGTGCTAACTTCAAATTGAAGATTCGTAATGTTGAGGGATATCGCAACTACGACAAATCAGAATTTGCTGATAAGTCTGCATTGCTTGATGGCGATGATGCTAAACTTGAAGCAATTTACACCAAAGAACATTCTTTGAAAGATTTTACGGACAAGAAACATTTCAAACCATATGAACAACTTAAGGCTCGCCTTGATAAAGTTCTTGGCTTTGAAGGTGATGCTGTTCCTAATATTCGTGCAGAAGATGTTGAATTGCCAACATCGGTTACAAGAGCAAAAGCTCCTGTGTCTACTACTGTAGATGATGATTTGGATTACTTCAAGTCGTTAGCTGAACAATAAACTAAACTTCCTCAGAACTTAGTTTGCCCCGCCTAGTGCGGGGTTTTTATATTGGTCTTACGCCTGCGGCTGCTTGAAAGAATAATTCTAAGGCATCAATATTTGTAGCAGCCGCAACTGTTTGTGGTGCCGCACTTGAACCGCCATTATTAATTGTTTGTGGCGCACTAAATGCAATGACGGGAGGCTGTGAAGACGATTCTCTCATTGAAGAAGCTATTGCTGTACTTGCTTGTTCCAATGCACTACCAGGTAATGCTGGTTGTATTTGTGCTGTTAAAATAGATGCTTTATTATTTCCTACATTTCCATAACGAGATAATCCAGTATTTGGATCAGCAACCGCCGCCCATATTTTTGATATCTCAAGTTGTTGTTTTATCGGATCATTCCCTGCGTTTTTCAGCGCAAAATTAAGTAATGTCTCTCCTAATTTATCTTGCGTGGTTTTATCAAAAGTGTCATTCATGGAAACACCAGTTTTTCCATATCTACCTCGCATTAAATCATTAAGAGTGTCTGGAATGATTTGATACGCTCCTGCCGCAAATAATTTTTTATCGGCTTGTAATTGCATGACTTCGCCAACTTTCAAACTAGATAATCCTGGAATTCCTCCTTTCATATCTCCCGCTTTTCCTTTATTGGCAGCATCATACCCCATTTTTCCTGCTTCTCCTCCACGTATCATTGATAGTAATTCGTTATTATCTACTCTACTTGGTGAAGTTCCCGATGGAATAATTTCTTCATTGGCGCTCAAACTTTCTTTAATTGGAACTGGAGAAACTTTAGATACATCTTCTTTCATTACTTCATCATAAAGACCACCTTCACCAAAAATAAGTTTATATATTTCAATTAAATCATTTATAGCCCATATTGCTCCACCAACTGCGAATACGAGACTAAGACCAAAAGTCATCGGTGCGGCTGCAATTGATGTTCCTATTGCAACTATTCTTAGCATAGCCGCTTCACCAACTCTCTTTAATAATTTTGATTTGAATACATTCATCAATTTTGGATTGTTGGAAAGTTTTGTAAAGAATGCTTTAACCTTCTCATACATGGTTTTATTTTTTACCATTTCTCTTTTTTCGCCAACACTTCCAAAAGATGTTAATGGTTTACCTTCAGGAATTTTTGTCATAGGAGAAGGCGCTGTTGGCATAGGCGCTTTATATGTTCCTGCAATTCCTTTAGCACCACGATATGCGGCATAACCAGCGGCGGCACCCTCAACTGCTGTTGCTCCCATTTTCCCGATATCAATACCTCCTGCTCTAGGAGCATCTGGGTTATCATTATTTCCGGAAGGATTTGTAACTCCACCGCTTTCCAATTGCTTATTAATAAATGTTCCTATTTCATCTTTGAAATAGTAAGCTAAACCCAAAAGACCTGCGGCACCACCCAGCATCATTAAGTTTTTTGCATTTGAAGCTGGAGGTTTAATACCTCCAGAAGTACCACCGCCACCTCCTCCGAGCAAACCTTTTCCTAGTAAAGCGCCCTTCAATACATTACCCAGAGTTTCAAGGGCGGATCTAATTACTGCGCCAAGTTCTGTCACCAATTTTGTTCCTAGCGTCAGTATTGCTACAGATATTGCTCCGACAGCCTTTACCAATGTGGACAATAATCCACCGCCTTCTTTCTTTGGATCAGCACTTATTGCAACAGGAGAAACACTTTTACTACCGCCACTTTTTCCAAATTGACTTTCATATGCGGATTCTCTTGCGGCTGCATCTTTGAAGAACATATCTGCTCCTCTTGATGCTTTTCCACCACTTATCGTTACCAATTTCATAATGTTTTGTCGCATGACATTCATGTCTCTGGCCATTGCATTACTATTCATTGTATTTTTTGCAATGATAGAAAGTTGTGCTTCTTGATTTTTGCTGGAAATAATTAAAGCATTTAATGCTTGTGATTGCATTCCACTATCGCCGAGCGATTTGCCAGAAGATGATTTATTTAATGCAGAATATCCTTTACCGAATATTTTTTGACCAATAGCAGAAGTTATGCCTGAGCCACCAAACAGAATGTTTCTTGGATCAAGACGTTCCTTTGACCGCTTAAACATAGTAGAACCCAAAGAGGATAAAACTCCTTTGCTTTTTAGTTCTTGTTTATAAACATCCGTAAAAGTTGCCATTTTTTATCTTTTCTTATTCTGCATTTGCTGTTTTATTTTTTCGTTTTCTTCTTCAATATATCGCATCAACATAGTAACATATAAACTCTTTTCCCAAGGCATCAAAGATTCTATGTCACTTAAGGAATATTTATGATGTTGCATCAAAGCAAAGTTTGTCTGGTAATGATTGGATAGACTATCATGCCTAAATGTCACACGAAAAAACTTTGTACTCCCTCCAACACCACTTCTTCCTGATACTCACACTTATTGCATTTGAAGTTGAGTGTCTTTTTCATTTTAGGAATAGTTTCAAAG